TGGGCAGGGCGCCTTGTTCGACTCGTTCGACATCGGTCCAGCGTGAAGCCATGTGGATTCCTCGTTTCATCAGGTACAACGTCACAACGCCACATAGCCTAACGGCCTTTTGTTTCGGCCTTATAAGCTCCCCACATAGTAAGCTGCGAGCCTCCTCTAACGAGGGGGGCCGTCGGCGAAGCCGGCTGGGGGAGAGACCGCGGCACAGCCACAAAAAACGCATCGGCCACAGGCCGATTTCAAGGTGCCTCCGGTGGGACTCGAACCCTACGGAGAAAAGCCGCTTAGACTTACTCCCGTCTCGATTATGCGGCTCTCGAAACCTCATTTGCCCACATTTTGCCCACATTCTCACGCGCCAGCATCTCACCCATGCGCTCCGACAGCTCGTCCAGATCATCATCGAAAAGGTCGGCGTACACATCCAACGTCATGGCCGCGCTCTTGTGCCCCAACTGCCGTTGCACGGCCTTCACGTTCGCACCCGCTCTGACCATGAGACTCGCGGCCGTGTGCCTCAGGTCATGGATGGTGAGGTGGCCGGGTATGCCGGCATGCCGCAGGCCGACCGACAGCCAACCGTCATCGCGGCTCGCATTACCCCACTCGCGTATCATCATGCCCTCGCGTCCCGGCTGTTCGAATAACAGGTCGCCGGGTTTCCGGTCTGCGCACAGTCTGCGCATGATCGGGTCCAGCACGACAGGGTACATGATGGCGCGGGCCTTGTAGGTCTTGGTGTCATCGGGGATGATGACGCCGCCCACCATCGGCGCGCTCACTCCTATATATATACGATGCTTTTCAAGATCGACGTCCATCACCCTCAGGGGTATGAGTTCGCCCCATCGCATGCCGCATAGTCCAAGCACGAGGACGAGGTCTCGTCTCCATGGGGTGACGCTGCCTGCCAGCCGGTCAAGCTGTTCGGCGGTGAGATACACGTGCTTCTTCCTGCGCTTGCGTGGCAGTTCGATGCCCCTCGCGGGATTGTCCGGGATACGCCGGTCTTTCTTCGCGTCGTCCAATATTCCGGCGAGCACGCCGTGGGCGCGGAGGACGACGCTAGCGCTTCGGGGTTTGGCGAGCACTATCTCGTTGCCCCGCTCGTCCTTGACGGTCTTGCCCTGGCTGATTCCGGTGACCCATTGTTGCGTCGTCTCGCGGGTGACTGCGGATACCGGGGTGTTGCCCCATTCCGGTTTCACCCACTTCTCCCATGCGCCTTCGAGGGTACGGTAATGGCTGGGCTTGGTGCTGAGCTTCTTCTTGGCCAGCCAGGCGGGCCCCAGCTCCCCCACCGTCGCCTTGCCGGCCTGCGGGTCGATGTACGTTCCCTCGGCCTTGGCTGTGGTGACCCTTTTCGCCGCCCAATTCTCCGCATCGATTTTTCTCTTGAATCCACGCTTGTCAGTCTGCGTGCCGTCCGGCTTGCGATACCTCACGCGGTATCTGGTTTCGCCTTTGCTAGTCTTGTATCTGGTGACGTTGGCCATTTTTATTACCTGCTTAATAATGGAAGATTCACGTTTTAACCGGTTTTAATGTGATTTAATGGGACTGTTGCTGAATTGAACCAACCGAAAGGCAATCGCGCATGCCGATCGTCTACCCATCGATGAAGGCCTCGGACCTGTTCCGTATCCTTCGTGGTCTGGGATACGGGATTGACCGCGCGAATGGTTCGCATAAAAGAATGAAGGCGGAGGGCCGTCCACCGTTGACCTTTGCCTTCCATGACGGGCAGACTGTTCCGCCCGGATTGGTGAAGAAGACACTGGTGAAGGACGTCGGGTTATCCGAAGAGGAGATCCGTAGTATCCTCGGGCAGAAATGAAGAGGCGCAACATGGATACACGACAGGTGAACATCACCTATCACAGGGAAGACGGCGTATGGTGGGCCGAATCCGATGACATGCCGGGATTCTCCGCCGCCGGCGACACGTTCGACGAAACCCGCAAGCTCGCACGCGAGGATATACCGTTCTTTTTCGATGACAACGAGCCCACCACCATTCGTGAATTTTTGGACAACGGGACTGAAGTTGTTCCGAACAACACCATCTTCGTGTTTCCCACCCCGGAGCTGATGAAGAACGGCGGCAAAGGCGAGTATTTCGAACCAGCCAACGTGTCCACCACCGCCAACCAGGGCATCGAAGAACGCAGAATGGTGGCCTGACATATGAGCGAGGTTTCTGAACGCGCGTCGATTATCGTGCAGCTCGCCAATTTCGCCGCCGTGGACGGTTCCGGTATGGGGAATGTTCTTGGCTCCGGTGCCAATATCTTCCCACTCACGCCCAATGGCATGACGCCGCGATTCACCGTGTTCACGGAGATACACGTGCCGGCGGATATATGCCCGTGCGAGGTGGCCGTCGAATACTCCCTGCGTGACGAGAAGGGAGACGTCGTCGAGGTTGCCGGTCCGATGCCCCAATCCTTGCGTATCGCGAACATCATGACGATTGATGCGGGCCTTGCTGGACTCCCCCTCGACCAAAGGAACCATATCGGTGCGGTCAGTCTCGGAACACTGGATTTCTCCAACGGACTCGCACTCGCGCCGGGGAATTATTCGTGGCGCGTGACTCTTGACGGAGACGATGAGCATGCTGCGGAACGATTGTTCTGCGTTCCCAAGCCTGTCACCCCTCCTGTATTTGGGTAAATCTGACATTTCGGGTATGCTTCGCCCCGTGTAGGATGAGAGGCGAAGCGTCCTCCTTTCCATTTCTCTGGTGGTCTGGTGGTTCCTTCAACGCCTTGCTGGTCTGGACCGCCGGCAAGGCATTTTTCTTGGTCCTTAGTTGACACGCTGTACGATAGGGCCATCACGTTGATGTAAGGAGAAAGGGTCCAACTCATGCGCATCATCCGCAAAATCATCGGAATAGTGTTCTATATCGTCGCGGCATTCTTTCTGCTGGTCGCCGTCACATGTTTTATCGACGGATTCAAAGATTCGAATCTGACCGTGATGATAGGTTCTACTGCGATCGCAACAATCATCGCGATCGCAGCTTTTGTTATCGGCTGGTACATCGCCCATCCGGGCGAATTGACGAAAAGTAACAACATTTCGACACCAGCCGATGGAAACAAAAAGCCTCAGCGGACAGCAGGCGTCACGTCCAATCCCGCCCCAGGCGGCATCATCCCGGCCCAACCGGCCATACCGACACAAGGTTTCGCACCTCCGACACCGACCATCCCTCCGCAACCCAGACGCGATATCCGGCAAAAGAAAAGCTCTCCACTCCCCGACGATTACGTTGTCGTCGATCTGGAGGCCACGGATAAAAGACCCGCCACGGCCGAGATAATCGAGATCGGCGCGGTCAAGGTCGTCGGAAGAAGACCCGTAGAGACGTGGAATGCCCTGGTAAAGCCTTCCCAGCCGCTCGACCCGTTCGTAATACAATTGACCGGCATAACGGACGCGATGCTTGCAGGCGCAGAACCTGTGGAGCGGGTGCTTCCCGCATTCCTCCAATGGTGCGGCGGGAGCATATTGATAGGGCATAACATCACTGGGTTTGACATGCCGCTCATCGAGAACACGGCCCACCGCAAGCTGCATACCGGCGTCAAGTTCGATGTGATCGACACCTTGCAGATGAGTCGTGCCTTCTTCCCCGAGGAAAGCCATCACCGGCTTTCTGACTTGATCGTGCGATTCGGTATTGCCGATACCGAGGAGCACCGCGCATTGTCCGACGCAGAGCAGACCAGGCAATGCTTCGAGTGGATGAGGGAATACATCCGCCGGAACGGAATCAAAATCGGTTCGGAGCGACATGCGAAAACCGTCAACACCACTCCGACCAATCTCGCGTCGAAGGAATTCGGGTATGGTGTGCCGAACACTTCCCCGCGCCCTCTCAACCGCCAACCGGTTGGAGAATACGTTGACGGCATGTATCCAGTCGCCATCAGTGGCGAGGAAAACCATCAGGATATTCTGGGCCGGTATGGTGCCGACACATGGGTGTGGGCCGAGCTTTCCATTGGTGTAATTCCCAAGGGAAAATACCAGGGCGACGAGTCCATCTGGGCGTCCGTAGACGGCGAACGAATCGGCTGGATCAGTTCGATGCAGGCCGACCGCCATGTGTGGAGAATCAACGACGGCAGGCCGCATTACTGTCTTGCCTGCATAACGCAGGGCAAGAAGAAATTGGAAATGCATCTCATTCTCCCCGGTAAATACGAGTAGTGATCGACGCCCCGGCCATTGAAGGTCGGGGCTTTTTTATGCGGCCACGCTGTCGTGCAGCCAGTTTTTGTATGCCCTGATCATCCATGGCATTACGTTTAATTCTCTTGCTATCGCGCATTCGTCGTTGCCGTACAGGAGCTCGGCGGTGATGTAGTCGGTTTGACTTATGAGCATTTTGGCGGCTTCGACGTCCGCCCTCTGCTCCGTGTAGGCATCGGTCTTGCACCCGATGTCGTGATGTTTGGCGTGGCTGATTTCATGCGCGAGTACGCAACGGCGTTGGACGGTCGAGAGCCTGTCGCTGAGAATGATCTCGTTATGCTCCGCGTCGTACACGCCTTCGAGCTTGTCCGGTAGTGGCCGGTCGTGTATTCGGCTCGCCCATTGCAGGGCGATGTATTCCAAAGCGTCCTCGCTCATGGCATCTCCTCGTAGGCTTCCTGCTCGGCTTCGATGTCACCATGCTTCGCGGCCATAGCGTAATAATCACGAGCTGTCGCATCGTCCGAATCAGGTTCCACCGACAATGACACCGGGCCTCGCTCGGCACGTTCAATGAAGCGCTCGGCGGCCTCGATTAATTCGTGAGGGTATACTCCGAACACCTCTGCAAGCTGCGCTAGCTGAATGACGTTAATATTGCGCTCATTTTGCAATAAACGAATCAAAGTACGCTCATTCAAGTTCGCTTTTTTTGCAAGTTCTTTGATAGTCAAATGTGCCGCAGAGCGTTCTGCCGCAATAGCTTTTGACGTTGCTTCGTTCATGTCCATATGGACAGTCTACAGCACTTTGTAAAGCCAGTGTACTGACCATATGGTCGGCGTGTCGTGCTTGACAGTGACTATTTGGTCAGTAAAGTGAACCATATGAACACTCTGGAATACAGCAAGCAAGTGGCCGAGAACGTGAGTAAAGCCCTCGATGGCGCCAATCTCAGCGTCTCTGCCGCAGCCGAAAAGACCGGTATCCCCCGCACCACGCTTTCACGCCATCTGAACCATCCAGAAACAGCTCCGTTTGACGTAATCGAATTAAGTCGAATCGCTTCTATTACACGAAAGACAGTGAGTAGCCTTACTCGGTTCAAGGCCGCTTCTGCGCTCGCTGGCAAGGAGGTGGCGTGATGGTGTGGTGGAAGCACAATCGTCAGGCATGCCAGTCCGGACAGGCCGAGGGGCCGATGCCGACACCGTTGCCCTGTCCGTTATGCAACGGCCATGCCGAGGCGGTGATGGATTCGTGGACGTCAGGCGGATACGGATACGTCTTCGAACGCTGGGGCTGCCGTTGCGGGGAATGCGGATACGGGTACTACGGCGGCAACCCGCTCTCGCCGTCCGACGAACGGCAGGCCATCGAACGGTGGGACCAGCAGGTCGAGGAAGCGTTGAAGATCATCGCGGAACCGTTGGAGGAATGCCCGTCATGCCATTGCGTCCCGAAGGTCGGGAAAAGCGACGGCGAGGCATTCCTCCAATGCCCGGAATGCCTCAAAATCGCACGCGGCGGCAACCCCATAGAGACCAAGGACAAGTGGAACCGCTTGTGCCTTCAGCGGAAGGCGATGAGGCTCAAAGCCAAACGACAGGCCGCGCAGTTGGAACGAATCATCGGAAAGGACGCGGAGTGATGGATGCGAATTCAATCATTTGGGTCTGCGCGATCATCTGCGTGGTCTGCGCCTTCATCAACGCCAGCATTCGGTGAATAGTCATCGGCCGGCAGCATATCGTCCAATTTCTTGAGGAAGGAGGGAACGTCCATCATGGCATCGTGTCTTATCCAATGCGCGAACTGCAGCAACCGTCGGAATGGTCTCGGCATATGCGAGAACAGGGAAGACCAGCGCAGCAAAGGCCGCGTGGTGGTATGGATATGCCTTGATTCCTTCAACGGGTCACGCATTACTGGATACTCCTTGTACACCACGCGTCCCAATCGCGTGGGCTGCGGGGTCCACAGCACCTTCACTCCGAAATCACATGACGAAACAATGCTCATCATGTCCAGGACGACGAAGAAACGCTCTCCCGGCATCACCCTGTTGATCTTCTGCTGCACCACCAGCTGCTTGAACTGCTGTCCGGGAAAATCGTATTCGTTTACGACGATGCCCTTCATGTTGATTCCCTCAGCCGTCACGGAGAACGCTGGACCATCACCACTGTTCGTCACAATCACCACCATCGTAGTGTTCGATTTCAGAATCCTGCTCCCCGCTGCCTGTACCTGCGCGACCGGTATCGGGTCGATCATGACGTCCGCTGTTGACGTGACGCTTACGGTCCACTCCGCTTCAACTCTGTTTCTCATCGACCACCAGAGGTTGAAGATCGTCAGACAGATCGTTATCGCGGTGAACACCAATCCGATCAGCACTGACGGGGTCTTGCTCACCTCCATCATGAACGTTCCCCAATTAATCATTCTTCCCTCCGTTGGCCGTGTTTTGAATGTCGCAGTTCCAAGCCTACCGGCGGAGGGACCTTATACGGAAAGAGAAAAACATGAACGCCAAAGAGTATGGCCACCACGCGGGTGGCTACCGGAAGGCCGATGGTGGCCCGTCACGCAGATTCATGCGCGGGCTAGTGGTTTGCGCCGTCGTGCTCGCCTTCTGCGTCGGCTGGATTCTAAGCCATGCGGGTTGCGCGCATCCCATCGGCAACGGTTTGGCCGCGCTCATGGGCTTCGGGTTCGTTCCACTCAGACTGATCGCACTGGTGTTGAGCGAGGCGGGCATCGAATAAGTCTTGCCGGACGGCGTGGAAAACCGTCTGGCATAGCGGAAGGAAAACCGAATAACCCTCGTTGATAACTGAAAAAAACAACTGACAGATACGGTGTCGGTTTTCTTGGACCGGCGGGGCGTCGGCTTTGGTCTATTCTCCGGCGTCCCGCTTCGGGCGGTGCAGGTTGCCCCCAGTCAAGATCGCGTAGGTCATGTATGCGCGGCAAAGACCGGGACCACGGTTCGATTCCGTGGCCGTCCACGACCGCAAGGTTACGAAAAAAGGAAAGCCCCCGCTGGCACGGGGGCGAAGAAAGAAACTCCACTAGAAAGGATACCCCGATGAGTGCGCCATTACCAAACCTGATGACGGTGGAACAGCTCGCCGCCCACTACGGGAAGGCGAAGAAAACCATCCAGAACAAGCTCACGCGAGGCTGGGGGCCAACGCCGGTCACCGACCCCGACACCATGCAGGTGCTGGGCTTCGAGGTCGAGGAGGTGGCCCGTTTTGACCGCATCAACAAGCAGACGCGCAAGCAGCGCCTCTACGCCTGACGTGCCGAACGACATGTGGCTTGCGGTCGCGGACCGGCTGCTCACCAACCTTGACATCCTGACCGCACACCCCACACCCCACACGACAGTCGCTGGCGAGCCTCATCGGACTGAGCATCCACGAGGCCGGGCTCACGCTCACACCAGAGACGCCGTTATGGGCACGGCAACGTTGACCGCGCCCATAACGGACGAGGGGATGCGCATGACGCCCGGCGAGCTCATAGAGGAATTCTATGAGCGTCCGGCCGATTTGAACACGGACATGCGTAACCCCCGCATCTATCTGGTGCCGAAGCCGGGTGCCATCACGGTCGACCGGCCGTCGCGCAGGGTCTCGGCGGTCGTGGAATACGCAGACAAGAAACATTTCAGAAGGAGTAGGTGATGGCCGGAGAGACGACGCTCACCATTGTGGGCAACCTGACGGCGGACCCGGAAATCCGCACGATCGGCACCGGGGCGACGGTCGCGAATTTCACGGTTGCTTCCACGCCGCACGTATGGAACCGTCAGACGAACCAGTACGAGGACGGTCAAACCCTGTTCATGCGCTGCAGCGCATGGCGCGACATGGCCGGCCACATCGCCCAATCGTTGAAGAAGGGCGTGCGCGTGATCGTCACGGGCAGGTTGCAGCAACGCTCCTACCAGGCGCAGGACGGGTCGAACCGCACGATCGTGGAACTGCAGGTGGACGAGATAGGCCCGAGCCTGCGTTACGCGGTCGCGGCAGTGGCCAAGCAGTTCAAGCCCAACGGCTTCCAAAACAACCAACAGGGTCAGCAGTCGTATTCGGGTGGCTCCACGTACGGCAATCCACAACAGTCGGGCTGGCAGCAGGACGCGCCGCAACCAGCCGCCAACGACCCGTTCGGCCAACCGCAACAACCGCAATCGCCGGAGCAGGATCCGTGGGCCTCCAGCCAGCCCGCTCCTCCGGCCGATGGGCCGGACGACCCGGAATTCTAGAGGAGGATTTTCATGTCGATATCCATAGTGGACATTCCCGTCTCCCAACTGGAGCCGAACCCGCATAATCCGCGCAGGGACGTGGGCGACGTAAGGGAGCTGGCGGACAGCATCAGGGCGCAGGGCATCAGACAGGAGCTGCTGGTCACCCCGTCCGGCGACCGGGACGGCAGGCCCATGTACCGCGTGGTCATCGGGCATCGAAGGCTCGCGGCCGCCAGGCTCGCCGGCCTGGACATGGTGCCGTGCCGCGTGGAGGAGCTGTCGGCGCGCGAGGAACGCGAGCTGATGCTCGTGGAGAACACGCAGCGCGTGGACCTGACCCCGTTGGAGGAGGCCGACGGCTATCAGGGGCTTTTGGACCTGGGCGTGAAGGTCAAGGAGATGGCCGAACGCACCGGGCGCAGCATGAGACTGGTGCGCGGCCGGCTGAGAATAGCGTCCATCCCCCGATCGGTGCGCGAGGCGTCGCCCGCGTTCGCGCAACTGTCGCTCTCCGAGTTGGAGGACATCGCGGAATTCGACGGCGACGAGAAGGCGCAGGCCAGGCTCGCCGCCAAGGCCGGTTCCAATGATTTCGAATGGCAGCGCAACCGGCTGCGCCGCGAACGCGACCGGCGCGAATGGGTGGAGGCCGCGCGCCTGTGGGCCGAATCCAACAATCTGCCCATGCTGCCCGACAACCTCAAACCGGAGGACATGTGGGCGAACCCGACAGGCTACGAGAGGCAGCGGCGTCTCGCCCAGGATTATCCCGGCCCGTTCTCCAAGCAGTGGAGGGACTGGCAGGCCGAGGGCGCGCATCCCGGAGTGGTCATCCGCTTCTTCGACGACTCGGGAAGCGTCGTGGCCTACACGCCGGCGAAGAAGGAAGCCGAGGAGAGGGAAGACGGGAAGGCCGAGGCGAAACGCCGGATGGAACGGGAGCGCCGCCACGGGGTGCGGGAGCTCGCCCAGGCGTCGGCCGAACTGCGCTGCGAATGGATCCGAACAACCGTTCCCGTGTTGAAGGCGGACGTGCTGCGCGACATGACGGAACGCCTGACCCTGTTGGAGCTGATGGGTGCCGGCGATTCGATGAGAGGCACGAGCCTGGACCCGAACGGGTGGATGCGCATGGTCAAGGCGTACTCCCTGTTCGCCAGACCGTTGCCGGTAGTGGACGAGGACCCGGAGCATGGCGTGTACACGCTCAACATCGCCGAAAACGCAGCGGAACTGCGCCGCCGCCAGTCGGTTCCCTCCCGTCGGGGCGTGGAGCTTCTGCTCCTGCTGCTGGCCCGCAGGGAGGGCGCGATAGACGCGGACACGTGGGACCGTGAGGCCTACCAGTGCGACCTCAAGGGTTTGAACGCCTACTACGAGGTGCTGGAATCGGCCGGCTACGCGGTGTCGGACGCGGAAATGAAGGGGCTGGAGCAGTGAACACGAAAGTGGTTATCAGGGTGCGCAACGGCGATGACGCGCCGGTGAGCGTGGAGCGTCTGGTGGTGGATTCGCGCGCCGAGGTGGGTGCGGGGGTCACGCCGATGCTGCTCTCGGACATGCTGGCCCTGTTGGACGATTCGTGCCATGTGACCGATGTGGAGATCAGGAGGGCGGAGCCGTGAGCATCGAACTGGTGGCGAAGGCCAAGAAGACCCGATTGCACGGGGACAGCACGGCGAAACTGCTGCTTATCGTGCTCGCGGATTACGCGAACGACGAGGGCATGGCGTGGCCGAGCGTGAAGACCATGGCGGAGGAGACGGAGAAGAGCGAACGCAGCATCCAACTGCTGCTCCGCAAGCTCGAACAGATGCGTCTGATCCGCAAGGGGGACCAGAAACTCGTGGCCAAATACGCGAGGGGACGCAGACCAACCGTCTACAAGCTGTTCCCGAAGACCAAAAAGGGCGAAACCCCAGTGGACGCAACGGTTGAGAGGGGTGAAACCCATTGCACCCCCGAAACAGGTTGCACCGGTGAAACGGACTTCACCCCACGGGTGAAACCCACTTCACCCGAGGGGTGCAACCCACTTCACCCCACGGGTGAAACCCACTTCGTTTCAGGGGTGAAACCCACTTCACCCAAACCGTCACAGGAACCGTCAATAGAACCGTCAAGAGAGAGTACGCGCGCCGGCAAAACCGAAAAACCCGACACCACACGACTCCAGGCGCTCGCCAACCTCACCCCCGACCAGTCGCACCGGCAGCTCGCCGACGAAATCGGACTCGACCTGGATGCCGAACTCGCCAAGTTCCGCGACCACGCGATAGCCGGAGGCCATCTGCCGGCAGACCCGGCGGCGGCGTTCCGCAACTGGCTGAGACGCGGCCGCGAACTCGGACTCGGCAACACCAATCGAACCGAGCCGGCGCTCGCAGGCGGCTTCGCCCATCCCACGCCGCCACCCCGGAAACCCCACCGGCACAGCTACGGGTGCACGCACGTGCTCAACCTGCTGAACCGTGACGCGCCGGACAACGACCCGCTGGCATTGCAAGCGGCGGAACTGCTCAACCAAGGAAAAACCGAAACCGAGGCGCTCGCCGCCTTGGGACTCATGAAGGACGATTTGGAGGAAATCGCATGACCAGGAAAACCGAAGCCCTCTTGTGGGTGGACATCGAGACCACCGGCACGGATCCGCGCCACGACCTGATGCTGGAAATCGGCTTGAGGTGCACGAGCATGGACGCGAAAACCGAGTACGCGCGTTACGAGTCGATAATCAAACCCGACGTACTGCCCACGGACAGGAGCTTCGCCTACGCGCATCGGATGCATGAGGCGAACGGGCTCATCGACGAGGTCATCGACGCAAGCCCCGAACTATGCTCCACGGCGCGTGTGGCGCTCGCCGTCATCGATTTCACCCAGTCGATGGCGGAAACGCATGTGCTGCATCCGGCGGGCACGAACATGATGGGCTTCGACCTGCCGTTCCTGGAGCATTACCTGTTCACCGAGGACCAGTGGGGACGCTTCCACAAGCTGCTCTCCTACCGCGCGTTGGACATGACCGCCATCCGGTTGACCCAAACCGCGTTGGGAGCAGACCCGTACGAGCATTACACGCAGACGAAACCGCATCGTGTGACGGACTGCCTGGACACGGACATCAGCGAATACATCGAATGGCTGGACCTCGTCAAATGAGCCGCACCAACCCCACAAGGGAAACACACAGGCTGACCGCCAGACGAGACCACTACCGGTGCCTGCGATGCGGCAACGAATTGGACCACATCTGGAGCGGCCACAGCCTCCACCACCGACACATGAGAAGCCACCCGTTCCCCGGCCTGCATTCGCCAGCCAACCTCATCCATTTATGCGGCTCCGGCACCACAGGCTGCCACGGATGGGTACACAACCATCCCAAAACGGCGATGGAATACGGGTGGATCGTCAGCGGATACAACGACCACCCCGAAACCGTCCCCGTATGGGACGCGCACCAAGGCTGGCTGCTCCTCGACAACCAGGGCGGATACACGCTCTGCGACAGGGACGGCAACCCCAGATAACACACGCAAGCAAACCGACACGGAAACAAGCCGGCGCTCGCCGGCTAAGGGAAGGGAAGCATGACGTTCGAACAGACGAACGAGAAGCAACGCCAACGCATGAAGGCGGACGCCAGGTCGCACATGGAAGCGGCCCGGATGATACTGGCCAGCCCGCTCTACGCGAGGCTCAAGGACGGCGAGGACCTGTACACGGCCGTCTGGGCGTTGTGGGAATCACTCGCCGGCACGGGATTGTCGAACATGACGGCGGGCGCGGTATGCCACGCATGCAAGACCCATGACCTCGACCAATTGGATTGGGCGCTCACATCGATAGCCAAAACCGGGTCGATACGACCATACTCCACACCCACCAAACACCCATTGCCCTGCACCAACTGCGGCAAGGAATGCAGGCCGCACGCCGGCACCGCGATCCTCTGCAAACAATGCAAGGAAAACCTCCGAAGAAGAAAAACAAAACCATGAACAACCTGGACAAGTACATCCACCGATGCCGGTTGAACCTCGAACCCCACCACCTCCAACCCGCAGACGAAACCGACGACAAACATTGCATCATCTGCGACATCAGCGGCGCTCGCCGGCATATCCGCATGGACGGTTTATGCATCAACTGCTGGCTCAAATGGAGACGCAAACACGATCCCGCATACCGCAAGCGGATCAACGCCTACCAGCATCGATGGCAGCAGGAGCATCCCAACGAATTCCGCGAAATGAAACGCCGCTACGAGCAGAGGAAACGAGCAAAGGAACACCAATGAGCGTCAAAACCTACACAGACTCCACCACACGAATCATCACCAAAACCATCGAAGAACACGTCTGGGAAATCCACTGCGACGCCATCGGATGCAACAACAGCCTCGAATTCCGGGAAAACCAGGACACCGGCGACATCACCGCAGACGGCGACTACACCGGCCCCGACATGGACACCGAATGGCTCAACATCCACGACACCAACACCGCCATCCAAACCGCACTCCAACACGGCTGGCAAGAAGGCAACAAAGGCATCCAACGAGGCCACCTCTACTGCCCCACACACAACGAAAACCAATAAAACACCAACAACCAAAAAAGAAACAACGCCGGCGCTCGCCGGCATAGGGAAAGGAGAGCCGATGACCGCACTGCTTGCGTCACCCTCGGCAGCATCGAAACCGGAGGACAGTCAGTCCTGTACAGATGCCATCCCCGCATGGTGTACGACGAATCCGTACGGAAACCCTTATTGGACATTCTGGGCAGATGGGCCCTGCATCTCATGTGCGACGCGGAGGAAGCATGAGCCAACGATGTGACCCGCACGGGCCAGGATGCTACTACCGTTGCCCGATCTGCGGTCAATGGTGGTGCTACGACCCGCGAGACGGATTCTGGGAATCAATCAGCACGATCAAAATGTTCTTCCTCCTGCACAATGTGTGGAGGCAGGAACGCAAACACAGGAAGGCGACTCATGGGCGAACCGATTGACCTCACCCAACAGGCCCTCGACGCATTGGCCTCATCGGGTCTGGGAAACGACAGTCCGGCCGAGGCGTTCGTCATCGGCTATCGGAATGGATGGCAGCAAGCCGTCGACCTGTGCATACGAATCGAAACGGCACTCAACGACGAAACGGAGGAAACAAATGAGCATCATCAGCAGTGAAATCGAGGCACAGAAGCAGCGTGACCCGCCGTACATCGACAGTGACCTGCAGTGGGCGTGGGGACGAGGATACAAGGCCGGAGCGTCACGCGAAATCACCGAAGAGGAGTATGAGCGCATCGACAACATCGAAGACGTGCGCGAGGGCGATGAGGTCTTTACGTTGAGCGGTAACAAGTACCAGGCTCGCTCCGTCTACGAATCGAGGGAAGTGTATGTAGACGGGGATGGGTTCAGCCCCATCATCCAACGTAAGTATTTCGCCTACGCCCTGCGCCGGAAACCGAAGCTGCCTGACCATGACGGACTGTGGTGGGATAAGGACAATGCCTTGTGGAGCGTCGCCATCTCCGGCCTGGACAATTCGAAGTTGGTCGCTTTGCTTATCGGTGACCCGGAATCCCCCGTCACCGGGTCTGTTTGGTCGGGCCTCAACAGCAAGCACGTGACCTCTCAAGCTCCGTTCCGTCCGGCCAAGGCGGTGGAAGCATGAGCATCATCAGCAGCAAGGCGGAACACGTGTACAAGGGCAACGCGCTCATGCAGGAGGCGTATATCGCCGGAGCCTCACGCCCGCCCACGGACGAGGAAATCGAAGCTGGAGCGAAAGCGCTCTATGATGCGCTGAACTCCGTCTGCTTTTTCTCGTGGGAGTCCGCCGATCGGGCGTCGCGGGCCGACTATATCGATGCCATGAGGCTTGCACTCAAGGCAATACAAGGAAAGGCAACGGAAGAATGAATCTTTTAGGTGAAACCAAGGATGCGATATCACGAAGCGGGCATTCGACCGATGACGTTCGATTCGTCGGCTCCCGCGACGGGGAGCTGGGAATTCCGTGGAGTCAGGCCGAACCGGTGCTTGACATCGATTACGACGACGGCTACGGCTCTCAGGAGATAGCCGCCGATCTGGTCGTGGTGTTCACGGATGGCGGGTTCCTGCGCCGCGAGGAATACGACGGCAGCGAATGGTGGGAGTACGAGCCACCGTTCAGAGGCCCGGAGACGCAGAAACCGTTCGGACGCGTGAAGCGGACCTATCCCGCGTACTCGCTTGAGGACATCAATTACCCGATGGAGACAACGGAAGAATGAACAATCTTATCCACTGCGATATGTGCGGCTACCTCATGACCAAACGTTGGAGCGAAACCATTGACGGTAAGACGTATTGCCGTGATTGCGTTCCGAAGAAGCGTCTCATCGATTCGGGTGAGCCGACCGAGTTCGATGATACCGACGAAATCGTATGCCCTTACTGCGGGCACCGATACGAAGATTCGTATGAATGCGGCGGCAATGACGAATACTTCGAGGAGGAGTGCGAGGACTGCGAACGAGAGTTCTACGTGACTCGCATCATCGACATCAGCTATGACACCAAGCCGAAGGAGGCAACAGAAGAATGAGTGATTACAAGCAGCGGATGATCCGCGAACATCGAGAATTGCAGGAGCGTATCGGCAAGCTGGCGCACATGCTTGAGGGCTACGCGGAGGGCACGTTGGACTTCACACCCGCGTGTTCTTTCCAGCTCCTTGAAAGCCAATTGTACGCGATGGGGACATACGCGAATATCTTACAGGAGCGTGCGCGTATCGAACAGGTGGATTTGAACGCGCCTCTTGAGGGAGGTGAGTCTGGTGAGGTTTCACAGGATTAGCCCGTGTCCTCGTTGTGGGGGCAAGGTCAAGGCGAAATGGGAGCGGGACGGCGTGCAGGGGTTGCCTGAATACACGTTCTTTATCGTGATGTTCCGCTGCACTGTCTGCGGGCTCGGCTTCGAGGGAGGTTGTTCACGGAAGCCCGCCCCGTATCAGTTGCAATACAATATCGCCGCTTGGAACCGCATATGCAACGGTGATAAATGCTTCACGTTGACCTACATGAGTCAGGAAGACGGACGATGAAGTTGGAGACCAAGGAAGAATATCTGGTCGATTCGGCTATCGAGATGCTGTATCCGACCGTCACTTTCAATTCCTATGAGGCCGCTGTGAAGCATATCCACGAGACGCCGGGCACGTGGCGAATCACAAAAATCTATCGCACCCTACCAGTCGGCGAGGAAGTCACGGAGGCAGACGATGAATGCTGATGTGGAGCGGATTCGCGAGAGTCTGGGAGGCAGACGATGAAGGCGACGGACGTGGAGATCGAACGACGGTGCGGCATGGTCACAGGTGCCTCCTGCGGGCATGTGACCCTGAGCTGGATTCCCGGAGACGGCCGAAACGGCACCCGCTCATGGGTGCTGGCCATCCATGACGGCGGCAGCATCCGCCGCATCCGGTTGAGCTGGAACGAGCTCGGTGACCTGGCGGCCATCCTCCAATCGATCGCGAACGAGGAGAAGGAAATGGGAGACGGACGATGAAGCGCGAGTACAGCGAGGAGGGCCGGCCCCTCACTTGCGGCAAGCAGAAGGCCGAGTGGGAGTGCGAACTGCTCGGCAGCTGCCGCAGGGATGGGGTCGAGTGGTTCTGCGAGATGGAGGAGCACGGCAACCTCTACTACTGCATCCAGCTCAAGACTAACGTGCAACGATTCCACACGAACGCCACTCAAGGCTTCATCGACCAGCTCAGGGAAATCATAAAAGAAAGCAATGGATAGACCAAACATTCAAGGAGGAACCGTGACATATAAGGCGAGGATATTCACCCGTGAGGAGTTTCGCGAGGTCATCGCAGCCGCCATCTACGACTACGAACATGCGCCCGCGAAATGCCTCTACACGACCAAGGATGCGGCAGACCAACTCTACGGCGAGTACGGCGAGGAAATCGAGGTGGAGGGATGAACGGAGTACAGCTTACCAACCATCTGACCGCGCAATTCATGGCATCAACCCTAAGCCGGTACGAGGCCAGAATCACCGAGGACGGCGACTTCAGAGTCTACATATACGCCATGAGCCTCAAACGTCTCAAACGCAAGTGCGGGAGGTACGCGAAACGTGAACGCAAGGCCATCGAATATGTCGCCACGCTCAAGGAGGAATCATGAGCGTAAGCAGAGAGACGGTGCACTCCGACTATATTCCCGAGGATTTCGGCGAACTGCTGCGCATGGCCGTTGATTACGTCTACGAGCAGGGCGAGCACTATAGCGAGGACGCTCTACTGGAGGCGTTCAAGCCCGCCATAGACAAACACGACCGGCAGGTGGCCGAACGGGCGTTCGAGCTCGGCTGCGTGGCAGTGGACGCGGAGGAGCACGGCGTGGGATGCCGATTCACGGTCGGGCAATTGGAGGAACTGTCACGCGACTACGGGCGCGACGCATACTCGGTCAACAATCCCTACGGAAGAGGAGAATCATGAGCGTAAGCAGTCTCAAACGCGAGGAAATACTCAAATGGCATCGGAGCAAAGCGGCCACGCCCGAATACACGGCGAGACTGCTCGGCGTGCCATTGGATGAGGTGCTGTACATCATCGCCCATCCAGAAACGCCCGCACCATACAAGGACGATTCCATGCCGGAATTCATCGAACCACTAATCTGAAAAAATACCGATAAACACACGCGAATACATGACTGAATTCAGCGTAAAAACACTGAATCCAACGAAAGACAAAACGAAACCCTCCACCAACAGGCGGAGGGCACGCTCACCAAAGCACCATCATAGCCGAACGTGGAGGGTTTCAAACAATGTTCATTCCAACCGACCCATGCCAATACTGCGGCGACCAGCAGGTCGAGGCACCATGGACGCTCTGCCAAAACTGCCGCCGCGCCTACGCGAAAACACTCCACCAGCTACACCGCAACATGCAACTATTGCAGCGCGTCGCATGCCATGAGTACAAGCTCGGCGAACCCGGCAACGGCGGCAAGCCCAAGGGCGGCGAGGCACCCGCACCCGTCAACATGCACGCCATCGACCTGCTGGACGAAGCCGAATCATTGCTGCAGGATGCTTGGTACGACGCCGGAGCCGTGTGGAGCGACCGCTGGCAGCGTCTCATCCCCCGAATGCAGTCGCGCCTCGCATGGCTATGCCAGGCAACCAACGCGGGACGATTCCTGCGCCAGCTCGTCAAAATGAACCAGCGCATCGAACCGTACGTGGACCGCAGGCCGCGCACGCGCCGCATCATCGGCGTCTGCCCCGAATGCAAACGCGAAATACTGGCGGCGAAGGGCGAATCGCTGCTGCTGTGCAAATGCGGCAACCCCATCAACGTGACCGAGCTGCGAGAACAGAGCCAAGCCAAGGCCGAAGCCATGCACCTCACCAAGACCCCTGCGGGCATGAGCGAATGGCTCAAAGACAACTACGGATACGAGGTCAGCCGCAAGGCGATAACCGATGCTTTGCGGCGCGGGAAACTGCCCAGCAGCAAACCCGTCGAAGGCGGCTACTGGGAATTCAACATACGCGAAATCATGGCTTTCGCCATGGGAAGGAGCCAGCGATGAAAAACATCTTCATAAACCTATTTCAAGCTAACCTGGAATTCCAAGGACACCAAGTTGGGGGCGTCGTAATCCGCGTGCCAAACGACTGGGAAGAAATGACCCAAGAAGAAAAAACCGGGTGGCTGCACATGAAAGGCATCACACAACATAAATATGAAAACTAGGCAGGAGTAGGCTGCCGCCACTCCGTGGTATACTCCGTATCAGGATAAGTGTGAAAGCCTCTGGGACATACATCTCAGGGGCTTTACTCATATCCACCTATGCGCGTAGTTCAGTCGGTAGAACGGCGGTCTCCAAAACCGCAGGTCGTTGGATCGAAGCCAACCGCGCATGCCACGGCTTGCGTACGGTAGAGGACTAACCGGCCATCGCAGTGATTGCGACGGCGTGGTCAAAACAGACTAACCATGTCGGGCCACCGCGAATTCGAATCTCGCCCAAGCCACTTACTCTTCAACGATTGCGGGGTGACAGCAACATGGTCAGCTACAGCCGCCAAGTCCGCAAAGGCGGAAGACAATTCGAGAAAGACCGCAAGAAATTCTTCCTCGAATGCAAGGCCGAACACCGTCCATGCTGGCTCTGCGGAATGCCCATCGACTACGACACACCACAGAACACCACAGACGACAGCTTTAACCTCGACCACTTCTACCCGGTGACCAAACGCCCCGATCTGCAGCACGACCCGGCCGGCTTCAGGCCAAGCCACACGCAATGCAACAACCTTCGGGGCAACAAAGACCCAGCCACACCAATCGGCACACTCAGCAGACAATGGATCAAAGCAGCATAGGAGCTAAAACATGGACACCCACGAACCAATCAAGACATTCAACGGCCAAACAGTCCACGAAACAACCATACCAATCACACTCCACATCAGCGCCAGCCTATCCAGCAGCAGCACCGACTACGACCTAGGCGAGATCGACGTGGACCTGCCAATCAACCTCGAACCAACGGTCTCGGGAGACGGACGCACCGTCGTCATACCCAAGGTCGACAGTCAGTCATTCACCAGACGACTCACCAACGGCGTCAACGCGTTCATCGACGCGTTCAACGCCTGACCAACCACCGGGAGGGGCGGTAGAATCCCAAAACCGGCCACGGGCGGGACACGACCCGCATGGCCGCTCTTCCTCTCCCTCCGAAAGTTTTGTGATTTTGCCGTAGGGGGTCGCGCGCGCGAGGGAGGTTCTCATGTCGAAGCAGTTTCCGCAGGAGTCGGTGTCCGCCGCATTGGAGCGTTCGCTGCGTAATGCGAAGCACCTGCGCGCGAAGGACGCGGCGACGGTAGCCGCCGCCCGCGCTCTGGCCTGGAAGATTGACCATTGGGATGAGCTTGCCGAGCAGGCTATATCTGATGCTGAAGTGAAGGGCAAGGGCGCGCGTCCGGCCGTACCCCTGAACGACAATACGTCGATTCCGACTTTTCTCAAATATTGCGCGGCTCTGGGTCTGACCCCCGAAGAGGAGAAGCCGGCGAAAACCGTTCGCGCTAAATCCACCAACGCTGAGGAGACTCCGGTCGCCGACGAGCTTGAGGAGTATCTGGCGAAGATCAGCTAACCGGGAGGCGTCATGGGCATCGGTGAAGTTGATGACGATGCCCACGGCATCACCACGCCCCGCATATTCACTCCCCCATTGCGTGATTTGACGTCGGAAACCTCAAACGGCTACGCGGTCATCGAGTTCGCCGAAAAGTTCCTCCACGTGCATCTCTACCCGTGGCAGAAATGGCTGCTGATCCACGGACTCGAGCTTCTGCCGGACGGCTCATACCGGTTCCGCCGCGTGGTGACCGAGGTTGCCCGTCAGAACGGCAAGACCACGTTGATGAGCGTGCTGGTTGCGTGGTGGCTGTTCGTCGATTCTGGCCGTCATCCGAAATTGTCGCCGGCTTGGAAGTTTCTCGTGGTCGGTGCCGCGCAGACGTTGGATAACGCGCGTGCCCCGTATCAGGCTGTGCTGAACTGGTGCAATCCGAATCCCGCTTCCGAGGGCGAGGCCGCTCTGGCGGTGCCCGTGTTACAGAAGCGTGTGCAGCGGGTCAACAACTCGCATGGCGAAGAGGCAATAATTTGCCGCAACAAGGCGCAGTACATCGTTCGCGCCGACAAGAACATCCGCTCCAAGAGCGCAAGCCGTGTCGTGTTCGACGAGCTTCGCGAACAGCATACCGACGACGGTTGGAATGCGGTGTCGCAGACCACGAAGGCCATCTGGTCCAGCCAACTGTGGGGCATCAGCAACGCCGGCGACTACCGCAGCATCGTACTGCGCCGAGTCGTTGACGAGGGCCGCGCCCTGGCGGAATCATGGAACGCCTCGGTCGAAACCGGCAAACAGTCGCCGGACGAATGGGCCGAGGGACATGACTCGTCCTATGGGTATTTCGAGTGGTCGGCTCCGGATAAATGCGAGCTGGACGATCTCGACGGCATCCGTCAGGCGAACCCCTCCATGGGTTACGGGCCGATGACGTATCGGAGCATCGCGGCCGACATCAACGGCATGACCGAAGCCGCGTACCGCACCGAAGTCTTGTGCCAGTGGGTGACGGCCGACATCACGCCGTACATCAACCCGAAACTGTGGAAGCGCGGCATCGATTCCAAATCCTGTATCCCTGATGACGGGCGCGTGGTGCTTTCCGTGGATACCAGCGCCGACCGTGAGACCACCTATATCGCCGCCGCCGGCTACCGCGAGGACGGATTGCCGCACGTCGAATTGATCGTGCGCCGTGACGGGATGCTCTGGGTGCCGAAATATTTGAAGATGCTTCGTGAGGCTTGGCCGAACATCCACGAAATCGCCGTGCAGTCCAAGGGTTGTCCGGCCGTGGATTTCGCCGACCCGCTCGCGGAGGCCGGGTGGACGGTGCATCTCATCGAGGGCTTTCGCATGGGAGCCGCAACCGGCCGTTTCCGTGACCGAGTGAAGGAAAACAAACTCCGCCATCTCCCCCAGCCCGCCATCGAACAACAGGTGAGCGTGGCCGTGACCCGACGATTGGGTGAGGTCGAGGTGTGGGACAGAAACCAGAGCGCTATGCACATTTCCGGCCTCATCGCCGAATCGCAGGCACTGTATGCGTTGGAGACTATGGACGGCGAGCCGGAGAAACCGAAGTACAGGCCCTCCACGGGCATCAAGATTCACTGTTGATATGACGTGACCCAAGGAGGCTGCGTATGGGATTTCTGAATAATCTGCTGCGCGGCCCCGCCGCCATCGCCATGAAGGGCGCGGAGCCGGAGACCGGCGCGTTGCCCACGGTGGGCGACGCGATGCCCGAGGCCATCAGCTGGCCCACCGAAGAGGACTTCGCCGGCTACGTGAACGGCATGTACTGCCGCGAATACGCGGTGCGTGTCGTGGTCGATTTCATTACCCGCCAATTGGCCTCTCTGCCGTTGAAGGTGTATCGGAAGAACGCTGACGGCGACGCGGAGGAGATACGAGACGGCGCATTGGCCCGACTGGTCAAACGGCCTTCCGAACTGCCCGGCATGAGCCGATACCGTTTCTATGCATCACTCATCCGTGACATGCTGCTGGAAGACCGGTGGCTGTGCACGCTCGGCAGCAACCGTTCTGGCGGCGGGAACACGCTTCGCCGCATCCCCGCCGACGGGTACAGCCTCACGGCGAACGGTTTCGGCGAACTCACCGGCGTGACCATCAGCAGCGTCGACGGCAACAAGGGCGGTACCTACAAGCTGCCGGACCCGCGAATCGTGCTTGACATCGGCTATATCGACGGCCTGAACCTCGGAGACCCCGTGACCAACGTTCTCCGTTCCCTGCTCTCCGAGGCGCGTGCGATGGCGAAATACCGTCGCAAAGTCGCTGAGAACAGTCCGCAGACACCCGCGTACATCTACCGGCCGAAGGAAATGCAGTGGGAGTCGCAGGAGGATTACGACGATTTCGTGCAAGCGCTCCGCAACTACCAGCAGGGCGGCGGCCGCGAGGGTGCATGGCTTCCTCTGCGCGACGGCATGGAGGTTCGCGCCATCGGCGAACTGTTCAAGCCGGTGGACATGTCCGACCTGGACGCACGCGAGAAAATCAACGAACAGGTGTGCCTCGCATTCCAGATCAGCCCGGAGAATATCGGCTTCCGCTCTGGCACCAACTCGAACATCAGCGCCTACAAAGAAAAACTCTGGAACGTGGAGTTGCTGCCGTACTTGGTGGCGTTCGAGGAGGCTTTGAACCTCACATTGCCCGAGGCTGTGGGCGAACCGGACTGTTACATCAAGGCGAATCTGGATGCGAAGCTGCGCGGAACGATGGAGACCCAGTATCAAGCGCTCTCCACCGCCACCGGCCGTCCGTTCATGACCACCGACGAGGCGCGCGAACTGCTCGACCGGCCGAAACTGCCGGGCGGCGACCAGCTGATAACCCCGCTCAACGTGAGCGAGGGAGGCCAGCCCAGCCCGCAGGACGGCGGACAGACGCAGAACGCGCAGCAGGGAGCGAGCCCGAACGGCAAGCAGATGCTCGCCGAATTCAAACGCCTCTACACGTATGACGCCGGTTTCCGCGCGTCATGGGACTCGATGACGAAGGGAGGAGCCTCAGATGAGTCTTGATTATCTCGGCTACGAGCTCAAGGAGCTCAAAGCCACCGACGACAGCAGCGGCGGAGTGTTCTCCGGCTACGCCTCGACGTGGGAGAAAGACCTGTACGACGACGTGATTGTCAAGGGTGCCTTCGAGCAGACCTTATCCGCCGACTTCAATAACGGCGGTGCGGGCATTCCGATCCACTGGCAGCACAAGGACGACTCACCCAATGATGTGATCGGCGAAACGTTGAGCGCCGTGGAGGACGAGCATGGCCTGCTCATCACCGCGAAGCTCGACACCGACATCGCGGAGGGCAAGCGAGCCTACGACCTGCTCAAGCGTGGCCTCATCCACCAGATGAGCATCGGTTTCATCGCCGAAAAGACCGCATGGGTCGAGGACGAGGAATCGAAGAGCCCATGGGACGGCTACCGCGAGATTCGACAGCTCAAGCTGTTCGAAATCAGTCTCGTGCAGGTCGCCGCCAACCAAGGAGCCGAAGTGCTCGAGGTAAAGGCCGGTCGGGCCATCAGCAAGGCCAACGAGGACAAGATTCACACGGCCTACGAGGCATTGGGCGAACTGCTTGAGTCCATCACCGAAAACCCCGACGACGAGCCGGACGATTCCAATCCCGATGACGAGCCGGACGATTCGGACAAGCCCGAGCCGAATGACGGCAAGGCGAAAAAGAGTTTTGACCCGCAGTGGGCCAAGGAAATCAGCGACTTCCTCTCGCTGGCAAACAACCAATAGAAAGGATGATCCATGGGTTACATGGAGAAGCTGGCCGCCGAGAAGAAGGCGGTCAAGGCCCTGTACGACAAGGGCATGGAGAACCTCACCGACGATGAGGCGAACGAACTGAAGAACCACTTCGAGGAGGCCAAGCGCCTGCAGGAGCGCGTCGACCTGTTCAAGGGCGTCAACGACCTGAACGCGGACGAAGTGAAGCCCGAGGCCAAGACGGCTCCCGCCGCCAAGACGCTGGGCGACCTGTACGCGCAGGAGCTGAAGAAGGCCGGCATGACCGTCATCGGCACCAAGGCGCACCCGTTCGCTTCCAGCGAGTTCAAGGCCGCGAACAACACGCACGTGGCGGGCACCGGCACGGCGGGCACCGGTTACGCGCCGGTGGTCACCCAGATCGATATGAACGGCGTGTGGCCGTATGAGCGTCCGCTCGTGGTCGCCGACCTGTTCGGCTCCATCACCCTGAGCGGCAACGCCAACACCGTGGAATACCCCGTCTATGGCGCGCTCGAGGGCGGCGCGGGAACCGTGGGCGAGGGCGGCGCGAAACCGCAGACCCATCTGCCGGCACCAACCTGGGCGTCCGACAGCCTCAAGGAGGTCGCCGCCTGGTGGAAGGTCACCGACAACATGGCCGAAGACCTCTCCTACATCGTCAGCGAGATCAACAACCACGCCCGCTACAACCTGCAGCTGCTGGAAGAGACCCAGCTGCTGAGCGGCAACGGCTCCGACGCCAACATCAAGGGCCTGCTCTCCCGCGACATCCAGAAGATGGGGCAGGACACCGACTCCGACCCCGACCGCATCTTCAAGGCCCGCACCAAGATCGCGCTGGCCACCGGTTTCCGCGCGGACGCGCTGGTCATCAACCCCGCCGACTACGAGGCCATTCGCCTCTCCAAGGACGCGAACGGCCAGTACTACGGCGGCGGCTACTTCAACGGCCAGTACGGCAACGGCACCATCATGCAGGATCCGCCGCTGTGGGGCCTCAAGACCGTGGTCACCGAGGCCATCGCCCAGGGCACCGCTCTGGTCGGCGCGTTCAAGCTCGGCGGCGCGGTCATCCGTAAGGGCGGTCTGCGCGCCGAGTCCACCAACTCGCATTCCGATGATTTCACGAACGATCTCATCACGTTCCGCGTGCGCGAACGCCTCGGCCTGCAGGTCAAGTACCCGAAGGCGTTCGTGTCCGTCGCCCTCGGCAAGAAGGCCAAGTGAGGTGACCGCCGATGAGTGACGCAACCAAGGTGCTGCAGACCGGGGTCGATACCGGTGATGGCAGCACGTATCCGCAGCCGGTGGTCGTGGTCGACGCCGACGGCAATCCCATCGACCTGACCAAGGCGAACGGTGCGGCCATCACCTCGGTGACGGCCGTGGCCCTCGCCGCCGGCGCAGCTCCCACCGCGACGCTCGCGGATGGCGTGCTCACGCTTGGCATTCCGGCCGGCGCGAAAGGCGGCAATGGCGATCCGGGGCCAGCCGGCAAGAATGGTGCTCCCGGTGCCGCCGGCGTGGGCGTGAAGTCGATTTCCCTGACCAAGAACTCCGACAATGCCATCACCGGCGGCACTTGGGTCGGCACCGACGACCAGTCGCACGCCTTCACCGTGGCCTAACGTGAATCGACTGGAGGCGAACGATGGCCGATGAAACCATTCCCGACATCATCACCGACCCGTCAGGCTTCGACGCTGACGGCGAGTTCTGGCTGAAGGCGGCGCAGGCGGCCATCCGCCGCACGTGCGGCTGGCATATCACGCCGAACATCGAACTGTCGGGCGTAGCCAATTCGCGGGGAGGCAAGGTGATTCGTCTCCCCGCACGCCATGTCACCTCCGTCGACGAGCTGACCGACAGCGCCGGCAACCGGCTGCACTACGCCTACGACCCCACCACGGGTTTGGTAGAATGCACCACCGGCGCATTCCCGGCCGGCGTCGCCGCGATACGCTACCGCATCCACGCCGGCTATACGCCGGATGAGGTGCCGGACGTGATGGGCGTGCTCATCAACGCCGCGAAGCGTGCGAGCATGGCCTCCGCCGGCGTCATCCAATCCCAGTCGGTCAACGGCAGCAGCGTCACCTACAACGTGTCGTTGATGGCCGACGAGCTGGCGAAACTCGACCGGTACAAGCTAGGAGCGCTGCCGTGAGCATCATCGACGACATCAATGCCTCCGTCCTGCCTGCGGCCACACGGTTCGTGCGGCTGCGCGCCTCGCGTAAAGCCGACCCGTACAATCCCGCGCAGACCACGGAGGATTGGAAGCATCCTGTCGAATTGGAAGTGCATGGTGCCCTGGCATCGAGCACTTCGACTCGCACGCCCGATGTGTTGGACGTGCAGACCACCTCCACGGCGGTGCTCACCGTCGCCGACCCGAATGCGGATATCCGGCTTGGTGACCGTATCCGACCCGAACCGGCGGACGGCCGCATGTGGGAGGTGTCCGGCTTCCCCAGCCGTGACGTGAACGCGTTCACCGGCTGGCAGCCCACGCTGGAAGTCCAGCTCACCGAGTGGAAGGGGTAGCCGATGGCCGGAAGCGGACAGATCAAAGTGCATTTCAACGACTCGTTCTTCGACCAGATGCTCAACTCGGCCGGCGTCAGGGCCCTGACCCGAGGTGCCGCCGAGAAGGCGCTCGGCGTGGCCAAGGCCAACGCGCCCGTGGATACGGGAGCCTACCGCGACGGTCTGGAGGTCAAGGCCGTGCAGCGCGCCCACCGCACCACCTACATGGTGGTCGGCACCGACGCGAAGACCATGCTGGTCGAATCACGCACCGGCAACCTGCACAAGGCACTGAAGGCGGCGAAGGTATGACACTCGTATTGCCTCCTGACATGGAAGCTTTCCTCTGCGATTATCTGCGCGACCATATCACCGATGTGGATGGTTTGCAGGTGGGCAGCAAGAAGCCTCACGACTATCAGGGCGCGTATCCGCTCGTCACCGTCCGCGATGACGGCGGCGACGCGGACGGGCTCGGCCAGTTCGACCGCACGATAGGCGTGAACGTGTACGGGTGGAGCCGACAGGACGAGAAACCCTGCAAGACGCTCGCCCGCCGTGTCTACGCGGTGCTCACCGAACACCCGGCCATCGCTCTCGCCGAACACTCCCCCATCACCGCCGTCGATGACCAACAGTGCAACGGCCCCTATCCGGTTTCCGACGATTCGGACACCGCGCACTACTACCTGATCGTCGAATATTCGACGATCGGCGAACATTGAACATTTTCCAGCTTTTCACTGCCCCGCATATTCTGCGGGGCTTTTTGTTTGAAAGGACACTATTATGACCGCTGATGCGCAGGGCAACGACCTGACAGCCGTCAAGAACGTTGTCACATCGAAAATCATCATCGCACCGTATGCGGCAGGCAAGCAGCTGACCGCCTCGCAGATCGCGCCAACCGTCGCCGACCCGGAAACCTCGCTCAAGAGCGTGTTCGGCACTGACCAGTCGGCCGTGGGCCTCATCACCCGTGATGGAGCGCCGCAGGACGCGCGCGACGCCGACGACGCGACCGAATTCCACCAGCCCGGCTACCAAATGAACGCCGACCCCAAACTGACCCTCGCGTTCACCGTCGCCGAAGATAACGCGACCACCCGTCTGCTGACCATCGGCAAGCCGGACACTACCGGCGTCTACCACGTCAAGGACATCATCCAGGACACCAAGTGGTTCGCATATCAGGAGACCGTGTACAAGAGCGGCGTCACCCGCCGCCGCCTGGGCGTCATCCAGATCACCGGCAACGAGCCCGCACAGGATGCGCGCGGCGAAGTCTCCGGCCTCGCATTGACCGCCACCTGGCAGATCGACTCCGCCGTGGATTCCGGCAACAGCCGTTACCTGCAGTCCTACTACACCGCCCCAAAAGGCTGACGCCTCTGACGGTGACGGCAACGGCCCGTAAAGGCGGGCAGACCATCACCGTGAAAGAGGCCATCGCCGATGGCCTCCAGAGGCGCTACAAGATCACCGCCGCGAACGCGAAGCCCACGGTGGATTACGACACCGTGGTCGACACCGCATCCGGCTGGCTCACGTGGCCGGCGAACGGGCAGGTTTCCGGCACCGCCGGCCAGATCGTCACCGTGGTCGACAACACCACGAGCGGCGCGAACGCACGCGCCAAGGGCGAGGCGACGCTGCCGGCCCCGACCGCCTGACATCCATCAAAAAACGTTCCGTGCGTGTGCTCCTATCCGCGCACGGAACCCCACCCATTGATAGGAGACCAACACAAAAACCGATAGGAGCACATCATGGCAACCACGAAGAATACATGGACACCGACCACGGCGGATTTCGACGCATGGGACGAACAGGCCGAGGCCGATGCAATCACCGAAACCGCGAAACAGGTCAAGGTACGCCACATCATCAAGAACGGCGAATACTGGGCCCTCGCACCGGACGGCACCATCTACAAGCTGCCCCTCTACCTGTCCATCGCGGATTTCGAGGCCCTGTCGAACACGCAGTCCGACACGGAAAGCATCGAACAGGTCAAACGCATCCTCACCGTATTCGCCGGCGAAGAACAGGCCAAGAAACTCGAACAGGAGCCCATGCAGGTCGCATTCAACCTGATCCAGGACTACGGCGCACTGCTCGCTAAGACGCAGGGCATGGACGACTTGGGAAAATCAGCGGATTCTGCCGACTCCTCGATTCCGAAGAAGGAATAGGAATCCGCGCCGACTTCGCCCGATACGGGTGGAGCCTCGAACGTGATCTGGGCGACCGGCTGCGCTATGCGGACGCCATCGCCCTCCACGAGAAACTCGCCGCCGACCCACGCACCTATACGGGCATGAGGTCGTTCGGCCTCATGCTGCCCATGACCGTGACCGACATGATGCTGCTCGGCATGTTCGGAGGCGGCAGGCTCCTAGGCGACATCGGCGGCAAGGACGACACGGCGGAAATCACCGAAGAAGAACGGTTGGAAGCCGAATCACACATGAGCGGACTGTTCAACCGATAAAACAGGAAAGGCGGTAGTCATGGCGAACGGCGCTGAGCTCGGTACCGGCCATATCTCGATATTCCCCACGATGAAAGGTTTCAGGTCGGCCGTCAACAAGGAGATGCAGGGAGCCGGCAAAACCGGCTCCAACCGTTTCTCCAAAGCATTCGGAGACGGAAGGAAAATCGGCAAATCATTCGGGGACAATTTCAAGAAGTCATTCGCCGACTCCTCCGGGAACATGGCCAAGGAAGCTCTGAAACCATTCCAGAAGGACGTGGCACAGGCCTCGTCCAAAGCTTCCTCCGCACTGCTCAACTACCGTCAGGCCACAGTCAACGTACAGTCCGCTCAGGAGAAGCTCAACGCGGCCATCGCCAAATACGGGCCGGAATCCACACAGGCCCAGACAGCCGCCATCAACCTCGAGAAGGCCCAGCTTCGTCAAGCGACCGCATTGGACAAATCCAATACGGCAGCCGAAAAGCTCGCGGAGGCGAAGCGCGTGCTCAAGGCCGCAGAAGACGAGCTAAACACCTCAACAAATAAGGTTTCCGGCTCGATCAGGACAATGGCGAGCTCGTTCGCCGCTGGCTTTTCCAGCATCTCCCGAGGCCAGTCGGCATTCACCGGGCTTTCCGGAGCCCTCGGCTCGCTTGTTCGCAGCCTGCTCGGAGTGGACGCCATCTGGAAACCGCTCGGCTCGAAGATCGCCGGATTCGCGAACAAGGCCGTATCCTCATTGAGCGGTTTCGCAGTGCAGGCCGGGGCGAAAATCCGCGATGGGCTCAAGAGCGCCCTACAAGCGGCGCAGAACTTCGCATCCGGTGTCGGCTCGAAGCTTTCCTCGGGCTTCGCGAACGTCACCTCGTCCATCGCCGCGAAACTCGCGCCGTTGGGATCCAGTCTTGCGTCTATCGGCTCCGCCGCAGTCAGTACACTCACCTCGCCGTTCCGATTCATCGGCTCCAAGCTCGCCGGACCGGTCGGCACGGCCGTGTCCACCATCGCCAAACCATTCCAACTGCTCGGCTCCAAGATTGGGCCTCCCATCAGCAGTGCGATGAGCGCGATCGGCAGCACGATCGGCAAATACACGTCGAACATCGCCACCGCAGCCAGCGCGGTATGGGCGAAGCTCCCTGCCGGGGCACAGTCCGCTGCCAGCGCAATAGGCTCCGCTCTCGGAGGCATGGCTTCCAGCGCCGCCGAATCGTTCAAAACTCTTGCCTCCAGCGCTGTCGGACACATCAAAAACCTCGCCACCGGTGCCGTCGCCGCACTTGCGGCTGGAGCGGCTGCCATCGGCGGCACGCTACTTTCCACCGGAAAGCAGGCGTTGGACGCCTACGCCACGTGGGAGCAGGCTGTCGGCGGTGTGGACACCCTGTTCAAGGATGCTTCCGGCCAAGTGCAGAAGTACGCGGCGGAGGCCTACAAGACGGCTGGCGTCGGAGCGAATGACTACATGAATCAGGTCACGAGCTTCGCGGCCTCGTTGGTGAGTTCGCTTGGCGGCGACACCGCCAAGGCCGCCGAGATGGGCAATCAGGCCATCATCGACATGTCGGGCAACGCCAACAAGATGGGCACCGACATCGGCTCGATCCAGCAGACCTACCAGTCGCTGGCGCGCGGCAATTACGCGATGTTGGACAATTTGAAACTGGGTAGACTAGCATTAGCCGCTTAAATTGCTCAGTATAAACCTCGTGAAAACGGTGGAACCCCTACGTGAAAGCCGAGGGCAATACCGTGCGAAGCCGACGATTCCGGTCGGAACGTGTAACGACTATCGAAAGCACGCCGTATGGCGGAAGCGAGTAGAGTACGCCCAAGCGGGCGGAAGTGCGAGGGACGGGTGAATCCCGCCAAGAGATAGTCTGCTCTGCACGGAGACGTGCAGCAGCCCTCCGGGGCGGGCAGTGCCTAGCGCACACTGCCGAACATCAGGTATGGCGGCACGAAAGCCGAGATGCAGCGTCTCATCGACGACGCGAACAAGCTGCCCGGCGTGCTCAAGGACGGCAACGACCTGAGCATCGACTCGTTCTCCGACGTGGTGGAGGCAATCAGCCGTGTCCAGAAGGAGATGGGCATCAGCGGCACCACCGCCAGGGAGGCGGCGACCACCATCGAGGGCAGTGTGAACTCGATGAAGGCCGCATGGCAGAACTGGCTGGCGGGACTCGGCAACGAGAACGCCGACATGGGCGCTCTCAGTCAGCAATTGGCGGAATCCATCGGCACCGCGTTGAAGAACATCGTGCCCCGAATCGGAGCCATCGCCAAGGGCGTCGTCTCCGCGATACCCTCACTGTTCAACAGTCTCGTGGGTCTCCTACCGGCACCGTTCCAGAAAGCGGTGGATGCCGTCGGAAGCGTATTCAAGAACCTCGGCAATGCCATTGCTCCAGCACTCGCTGCGTTCACAGCGCTGGGAATGGGCGGTATCGCTCCTTTGCTCTCTAAAATTCCACTACTCGGCGGCGTATTGGGAGGATTGGCTGGACCGTTGAGTGCACTTGGCGGACCTATCGGCATGGTGGTGGCTGCAATCGGGACACTCATTGCCACGACCCCTAAGCTCAGGAAGGCGTTCGGCGACCAGGCAAGCGCCTTGTTCAAACGGTTCAAAGCCGAGCTCCGGTCCATGAAGCCGGTATTTGACAAGCTGTCCGAGACCTTGCAGGCCATGGTCAAACAAATCATGCCCGTTATCACACAGTCGATCGGCGCGCTGATTCCTATGGCCGGCAGCATTATCCAGATGTTGCTGCCGTTAATCCCGTCGATTCTGGAACCATTGATGACGGCTCTGACCGCTATTCTGCCAGTGATCGGACAGCTTGTCACGGCGGTATTGCCGCCGTTGAAGAGCATGATCACCGCGTTCCTGCCGCTCATCGCGCAGGTCATCACCATCATCGGCCAGATCATCGGCCAGATCACCTCCGCGCTCGTGCCGATCGTCCAGCAGGTCGCAAAGGTTATAGCGGCAGTCATCACCGCGCTCACGCCGGTGATACAGGCGCTGCTCCCCTTGGTCACCACGGTCATCCAAGGAATTGTGAGCATCGTCAGCGCATTAGCCCCGGTCATCCAGACCGTGCTGGGCGTGATTCTCGGCGTCGTGTCCGCTGTGGTCAGCGCCGTGGTCGGATTTATCAAAGTCGTGCTGCTGCCGGTCGTGCAGGCCATGCTGCCGGTCATCCAAGGCGTCATCCAGTCGGTAAGCGGCGTGGTCAAAAACGTCGTCGGCGTCGTGTCCGGCGTGGTCAACATGATCTCGGCGCTCATCCACGGCGACTGGAACGGCGCGTGGAACGCGTTCAAAAGCATTCTGTCCAATGCGGCCGGAGCCGTTGGCGGCATCCTTCAGGGCGTCATCGGTGCCATCAAAGGCGTGTTCGCCGGTGCCGGAGGACTGCTGTTCTCCGCCGGCAAGGCCATCGTGCAGGGCCTCATCAACGGCATCACCGGAATGATCGGAGCGGCCGGCCGCGCCATCAGCGGCGTGATGAGCAAGATCGCGTCGTTCATTCCGCATTCCCCCGCGAAGCGTGGCCCTTTCTCGGGTCATGGCTGGACTCCATACTCCGGCAAGGCATTGGTCGAAGGCTTGGCGGAGGGCATGGATTCGGCCGCGCCGTCGGCAGTCGCGTCGATTCGTGGCGTGATGCGCAACATCAACGGCCAGATCGGCGGCGCGGGAACGCTCATGCTGTCCGCCAACGGGTCGAACGACAACGGCTCGCTGGCCGATTCCATCGCCAACGCCCTGTCGAACGCGGGCGTCGGCGAAACCTACAACCAGACGTTCGTGTATCCGGCCATCGCTCCGACTGTGCTGTCCACGCAGCAGCGCCTGCAGAAGGCGGCGATGGCCCAATGGTGAGAAAGACAGGGTGAACCGGCATGCCGATGGAGGTCTCCTACAAGCTCAACGGCATGCCGTTGGACACCGACGGTTTCCACGTGACCGTCAAATCGGGGTGGAGGGCACCGATCAGCCCCCGCCGCAACGTGGTCACCGTGGCCGGACGGCATGGCAGCGTGCCGACCGGCATGACCCCGCGATTCGACGAACGCGAGCTGACGATCCGCACCGTCGCCCATGGCATACGCTCCACGCAGACCGCCGAACGGTTCCTGCGCCTGTGCTCCATGCCCTCGCTGACGCTCTCAAAAACGGAAACCGACGTTGATGGCGGGTACAGCCGGTCGATGAGCACGCGCGTGGAGCTGACGAGCCTCTCCCCCGGTGACGAGGAGCGTCCATGGCGTCCAGTGGAGCAGCTGGCGGCGGTGTTCGCCATGCCGGACGTGTTCTGGCATGGCGAACAGCCCATGGTGCGTGAGCTTTCGGCAAACGGCGGCGCGCTCGTGCCGAAGCCGTTCAGGATCGCCCCATATTGGACGAGGTGGTCCGGCGAGCCGAACAATTCGACCTCGCTGCTCGCCGATTTCGCGACCATGTGGCTCGGAGACCCCAACGACAGTCCGTCGATACTGTTCGACGAGGTGGTGGAGGGCATGTTCGGAGACGCGCCCATCACCGATCCGATAATCCGCTGCCAGTCGGTCACCGGCGTGAAAATCACCGACCAGTCATCGAAAACGACCATCACATGGTCGGGCACGCTCCCGTCCGGCAAACCGTACCTGTATCTCAGTCCCGTGAATCTCTCCGCATGGTGCTCCGACTCGGCCACCGCCTGGTCGGGCGGCACCAGCCTGACCGGCATCGACTGGGAAGGCGAACCGTTGGAGATCTGGCCCATGGCGGACGGGTCCTACCGTCTCTCCGCTCAACAGACCGGCGGCACGAACCCTATCGCCGTCAGGTTCAGCCCCTCATGGTGGTGAGCCCACCAAACAAACGCTTTTTTAGGAGGATGCATTGTCCAAGTCACTGCACGCACGCCTCGTGGCCTACGAGCCCTTCGGCCAGCGTATCGGCGTGCTTCCCCAGCCGACGAGCTTCGACGCGAGCCTCGTCCACAACGACGACGGCGCGTTGAACCTCACCTACAGTCGCAAGGCGCTGGGCGGAAGCATACTGTCCCGCACCCTCGAACAGGGATTGGAGATCGCGCTCGAGGTCAGCGACGGCGGCAAATACAGGGAGCCGGACAACGCGCGCTATCTGGTCATCGCGCGTAAGAACGATTCCACCGACGAGTCGGACACGGTGACCATCAGCAGCGCCCCCAGCATCAGCTGGCTCCTGTCGAAAACACTCAACAACGACACCTCCCATCTCATCGCCGACGGCGACAACAAGGGCAAGAGGGCTTTCCTCAGTAGGAATTCTGGCGTGATCGTCAAGACCATGATGGACGAGAACCGTGAACGCGGTGGCGCGGCCACCGGTCTCACCCTCGGCTTCGACACCGGCATGGACTCCGCCGGAACATCGTGGAAAAGCGTCTACACGCTTTACTATTCGCTCGGCGTGAGCGTCCAGTCCGCGTTGGCCAGCCTCGTCGGCGGCGGCGGTGTGGACTGGCGTACCAGCGGACGCACGCTGAAGATGTGGAATCCAGACAGCACGAGCCTGAGCCGAGACCTATCCGGTCGCGTGAATCTGCGTTTCCGCCGTGACGTGGCCGAAGCACCGAACGAGGAATCGATCAGCGAACTCGCCAGCGACATCCTCGTCGAGGGCGACAACGGGCTAATCTTCCGCGAGACCAACGCCGCGGCACCTACCCCATGGGGCAAATGGGAATCATACGTCTCGCAGGGCGGAGTCTCGGACAAGGCCACCGCACAGGCATTCATGCAGGCGACCCTCGAATCCAGCGCCCGAGTGCGAGGCCAATACACGCGCAGCCTCAACATCTACGACGTGGACACCCTGCCGCTCTTCGACTACCACGCCGGCGATTGGATCACCGCCCCCACCGTCAAGCACGGCGAAAAAGTACGAATCCAGGAAATCGACATCTCGTTCGACTCCACCAGCGGCCTGACCGCCAGCGTGATGCTCAACGACCTCAAGCTCGACGCCGCCGTCAAAGCCAACAAGAAGATTCAGGGCATCACCGGTGGCGCGACTCTTGCCGGCAGCGAGGGTGGCCGCCCGGCTCCGGAGAAGGATCATCGTACGCCGAAGGCCGTGACCGGCTTGGTCGTGGCGACCGACGCGTATATCTCCTCCCGTGGTACGGCTTTGGGTCTGGCGACCTTGCAGTGGGCTGCGGTTTCGCAGGCCACGGATGACACGGCCATCGACATTTCGGGCTACCGCGTGGAGTATCGCAAGAACCTTGCCGGTGCCCCGTGGGTCAGTGGTGGCGTGACTGACGCGCAGCGGCTCACGTTGGGCATCGGCGGCTTGGAATGCGGGCAACGCTATGAGTTCCGCGTGCGCGCCGTGCCCACGTATTCCGACAAATTGGGTGACTGGTCGAACGTGGTCGTGGCTTTGGTGGCCAGTGACGTGACGCCGCCGAGCATACCGTCCAAGCCTATCCTCACCAGCAAGCTCGGTGTGGTTGACGTGCAGTGGGACGGCAGGAACAATGCCGGCGGCGGCATGGAGCTCGACTTCGACCACGTGGAGGTCGGCATTTCCGATTCGAACGGGAATTGGAAATACCGGGATAGCGTGGCGCGTGACGGGCACTGCATCGTCACCGGCCTCGAGTATCGCGCCTACTGGTTCGCGCTCAGGAGCGTGGATCATTCGGGCAACAAGTCGGATTGGGGCGTGGGCGCGTCGATCACGGTCGCCAGCGCGGTCTCCCAGGACGATCTGGACAGGCTCGACAAGGATCTGCGGGACAACAAGACCGCCATCGACAACGCGAACGGGGAATTGTCCCAAGCCAAGCAGGATATCGCCGGCAATACGACGGCGATAGGCAACGCGAACAGGGAATTGGCTACGGCGAAGTCCGACCTGACGCAGGCGAAGCAGGACATCGCCAACAACACGACGGCCATCGGCAACGCGAACAAGCAGATCACGTCGAACAAGACGGCCATCGATAACGCGAACAGGGAACTGGACGCGGCTCAGGGCGACATCGCGCAGGCGAAGAAGGACATCACGCAGGCCAAGTCGGACGCGGCCAACGCGAAAAACGAAGCGGGCAAGGCCAGCGCGGCCATCGAGTCGGCGAAGTCCGACATCGCGAACGCCGCGTCGAAGGCCCAGTCCGCGTTGGACAAGGCCAATTCCGTGGGCAAGGGCCTCGACGGCCTGCACAACGTGTACGAGGGGCCCGACGACCCGACCACGCTTTCCGGCGTGACCGTGCGTCAGGGTGATTTCTGGTACAAAACCCAAAAATACTGGACGCGCTGGTCCGGCGCTGCGAACGACAGCACGTCCCTGCTGGCCGACTTCTATACGGGTTGGGAGGGCGAGCCGAACAACAGCGCGAGCTGGCTCGTGCCGTTGTCCAGCCGTTTCATCGGCGTGTACGTCTTCGACGGTTCGCGGTGGAACGAGCGCAACATCGTGGCCGCGAACATTCTCGCTTCCGGCAGCGTGGTCGCCTCCAACATGGCGGCGAACAGCATCACGACGGAGAAGCTGGTGGCCGGCGCGATCACCACGGACAAGGTGGCGGCGAACGCGATAGTCGCCGGCAAGATAGCCTCCGGTGCCATCACCACGGACAAGCTGGCCGCTTTGGCGGTTACCGCCGACAAACTCGCCGCCAACTCGGTGGTGGCGGGCAAGCTCGCGGCCAACAGCGTGGACGCGGGCAACATCGTCGCCGGCGCGATCACCGTGGACAAGCTGGCGGCGAACAGCGTGGACGCGAGCAAGATCGTGTCCGGTGCCATCACCACGGAGAAGCTGGCCGCATTGGCCGTCACGGCCGAGAAGCTGGCCGCGAACTCGGTGGTGGCCGGCAAATTGGCGGCGAACAGCGTGAACGCGGGCAACATCGTCTCGGGGGCCATCACCACGGAGAAGCTGGCCGCATTGTCCGTGACCGTGGACAAGCTCGCCGCCAACAGCGTGAACGCTTCGAAGATCGTCGGCCAGTCGATCACGGGCGACAAGATCGCGTCGAACACGATAGTCGCCCGGAACATCGCGGCCCAGTCGATCACGTCGGACCGTATCGCGGCCGGCCAGTTCATGGGCTACGTGTTCACCGGCTCGATCTTCCAGAGTTCGACCGCCGAGAACACGGGTTGGAAGCTGAAGGGCAACGCGCTGGACATGTGGGACTCGAAGCGCAGCCACACGGTGCACTTGGACGGCGAGGGCGCGAACAACCTGCTGACCGGCACGTTCCAGACCGGCCTGTCGGGCAACAGGGTGGTGATAAGCCCCTCGTTCCGACAGCTCGAGATCGACGGCCCGGACAAGCTGGAGGGCGCGGGCATCCAGTTCTTCCACGGCACCGGCTCGTACAAGCACCCGTACATCGCGGTCGAGTCCACCACGCAGCAGGAGGGCGAAGTCAGCGCGCTCACGTTCAACGGCGGCCACCGCGCGGAGCACGACCCCGGCGCGTTCGCCAGAATCGGCGAACGCAAGGGCTCCGACAACACCACCAAGGGCGGCACCGTGTTCCTCGCCGCAGATCAGGACTATGACTCGACCGATCACAATAAAAGGCGCGCCTACCTAACTCTGTGGTCTCCCAAGACCGGGGACACGACCGCCACGCTCGCCGCGCAGGACCCCAATGGCCGAGTCGGCATCCAAGCCGACACCGACAGCGGCTACCTGTACATGGGTGGCTTCCTCGGCGGCTTCTCCGACGGGCGCGCCACCTTCCAAGCCGTGTGGTGGGAAGGCCAAAACATCGCCCCCATGAAATACACGCAATACACCCTCACATCCTCCAATCCCGCGAAATACGGGTCATACAAGGCGTTCGCCACAGTCGATCACCGGCAGGACGATCCCGGTCTGTTCGTGACCACCGTGTCCGACTGCACGGCAAGCGGCTGGAGTATCTGGGTGTACACGCCGCCGGAAAAGGTGGTCACCGCAGTGGATTCCCATTGGAACTACAACACCAGCACCGGCGTCGTCTCCAACCTATCCATCAACACGAATTCTGCGTACCTGTTCCGGGGCAGCAAACCCTACCAGCTCCACACCATCGGATTCCTCAAAAAGTAAGGGGACACCAATGCAGGTCACCACCATCAACGGCCAACCCACCCTCCTCATAGACCGACCACTCACCGCCGACGCCACCCCGCCGGCCGCAGTCACCGACGGCATGACCACCATCACCACCACGTCACCCGCACCCGGCATGCGCCACGACGCCATCCCGCTCGCCGCGATCGCATCATGGAGACCACTACTCGGCACCAGCGCGGACGGAGAAACCGTCGCTGCGATCCTGCATGTACGCGACCACGGCGAACCTGACTCCGACCCGGATACAGGTCGCAACGCGTGGACGAGCGCCTACGAGCAGTTGGAGCATGACGCGCTCGTCGACCTGAATCAGGTGCGCGCCGCATCACTGCACCGCGCATTCAGGGCGGACGGGGCTCTGGCCGCCGACGGGCGTGCGGAGACCCGCCGGCTGTTGGGCTTGGATGCCACGACCATAGTGGACTCGTACGAGGCGGACGCGGCTCTCGCCGCCGCGCGGGCGTTGGACGAACCGAACGCCGGCGAGCCGGTGGAGCCATCGATACGGTTGCCCGCCGGCGTGGACGCCACGAGCCTCGCCACCCTGCTCTCAGAGCATGCGACGGAACTCGCACAGGCGAGAACCAGATTTCTGAACGACATCACACCGACCATCACCGATAGGAGATAACCAATGACAGACACAACCGAAAACCCCGTGCAGGCGGACATCAACGACGTGCTCGACAACATGTCGGCACGCAACGCCACCCTGACCCGCGAACTCGCCATCAGCCAGGCGCAGGCAACCGCACTGCAACGCAGGGTCAAGGAGCTCGAGGCCCAGCTGGCCGAAGCCAAGTAACCCGACACCGACAACCATTTTTCCGAAAGCCACCCCACGGGGTGGCTTTTCTCATACCCGAAAACAGAAAGGAGCCGGAATGACGTATCTGCGCAACCTCACGTATCCGCGGATGATGCTCGGCACCCCCACCAACAGCACGGTCTCCATGATCCCCGACAACCAGAAGGGCGTCACCATAACCGCCCAGGAAGGCCGACGGGACTGCTTCACCCAAATGTGGTTCAACACGCCACGGGACACGAGCCTCGTGTTCCAGACGGACATCTGGAACGTGGTCGGAGACCAGTCCACCATACTCAACGGCTACGTCCTCATCGCCGAGCTAAATCCCTGGAAATCACTGTGCTCCGCCACGTCTGCAGGCAGAACATCCCTCAAGTTCACGCCGACCAGAGACTTCATTATCCGGCTCGCCTGCCCCGATTCGGGCAGCGCCAACTTCACGCAGCCCCTGCTCATGACGGAAGCCGAATGGAACGAGCTGCACGCACTCGGCGAAGGCTACTTCGACGGCGACCTCATGCCATTAACCAATGGGGGGGGGCAGGGCTAAACGCCATTGTCTGGCTGCTCGCCTCCGCCGCTCTGACTGGGTGGTGGCCGCATGAGCTACATCACCAACCTGTACACCGACCCCTCATGCCACAAGCGGGTAAACACGTGGACCAGCGGCGGCGGCGTGAATGTCGAGCGCCTCTCCGACGGGCGCTACCGCTACACGCATGCCGACAACGGCACCTGGTCGTTAACCAACTTTCAGGAGTGGTTGGAACTGATGAGATCGGGCCGTGTCGTGGTCGTCGCCTACACGGCCACCAGCGGGCTGAACGTGGAAATAGAGAACGGCACGCCGCTCGCCTCGGACACGACCCCATCGGGTGCCACGTGGAAGGCGGCGAAGACCGTCGGGGACGGCAACCGCAGCATCCTCTGCCAGGGCGGGGGCAGTTTGACGTTGGAGGCCTTGGCCGTGTACGAGGGCGGCGATTGGCCGACCGTCCAACAACTCCTCCCCCGGTTCCCGTGGTTCGACGGAGGCTCGATGCCCCTGCAGTGATCGGAGGTGAGCGCCGATGATGCGACATAACTGGTTCCCGAACCCCATGCTGGGCGATCCGAAACCCACGAGGAGTCTCGACTGCAGCGTCAACCAGGGGGGTTTTCCGGACAGGCCGGGCATCATCCTGCAGCATTCGTCCGCCACCATCGGCGGCTACGCCGAATGGGTGGTATCCGGCCTGCCGGCGGGCGTGGAGTGCGCGTTCATCGCGTCCTGCGGTGCCGCCGAGGCCACGGACACGTTCCGAGGCCCCCTCATGGAGGTCCAGGACTCCCGATCCGCCATATTGGGCCATTCCGAGAGCTGGGCCGACAATAAACGCATTCGAATCGTTTTCACCGTGCCCTCCGACGGTGTCGTCAAACTCATCTTCCGAGGCAGGATCGGCAATGACACCGCGTTCTACCAGATCACCTGCACCGAGGCCGGCAGCGACGAGAGCTTCTTCACCGGCGGCACGATGCCATTGCAGAACAACTAGCGAAGGGGAAAGAAGGCCATGACTTGACCGGAACGATACCCGTATGGCTCACGCTCGTGGGCATGATCCTCGGCTCCGGTGCGACCGGCACTTTGACCGCGTGGATGCTCAAACGGTTCGACGAGTCGAACCTGCTCGAGCAGGCCGTGCGCGAACTCCTGTTGTGCCGGCTCGAGGACCTGCGCGCCGAAATGGTCGCCCACGACGGCATAGCCGACGAGGACCTCAAGGGCCGCAGCCAACGCCTCTACGACGTGTACCACGAGCTCGGCGGCAACGGGCACGGCACCGCCCTGAACAACGACATCCAGAGCGCGCCGATAGCGCCCCGACAATCCTGACCCCGCGAACCACGCGGGGCCGCAAACAACAAATATCCATCCCAGTCGAAAGGGGAAACATGATCAACAACAAGGGCAAGCCGAAACCGTTGTGGAAGCGGCTGCTCGCCAAGATTTCGGCGCTCGTCGCCGCCGTGTGCATGCTGACGCTCCCGGCGACCGCGCACGCGGACATGCAGGGCATCGACGTGTCCAACTGGCAGTGCGGCATCGACATCGCCGGCACGCAGGCGGACTTCGTGGTGGTCGGCACCACATGGGGCACCGGACAGGTCAACAACAACTGCCTGGCCTCCGGCGTCAACACCGACGCCAACCGCATGATCGCCCAGGCGCAGGCGTCCGGCAAACGGTTCGGCCTCTACCATTACGCCATGGGAGGCAACCCCGAGGCCGAGGCCCGGTTCTTCTACGCCAACACGTCGAACTATTGGCGTCACGGCATCGTCGCCCTTGACTGGGAGATGGATGATAACCCCGCGTGGGGCGACTGGGACTGGGTGCGCCGCTTCATGGCTGAGTGTGAACGGCTCTCGGGAGGCGTCAAGCCGCTGCTCTACACCGGCCCCGTGGCCGGTGCCATCCCCGGCGACATCCGCGCCGACTACGGTCTGTGGATCGCCCAGTACGCGAACATGAGCCCGACCGGCTACCAGGCCGACCCGTGGATGCTGGGCGCGTACGGCGAGGCCATGCGCCAGTACAGTGGTACCGGCGTGGTCAACACGTGGAGTCCCATCGACCTCAACGTGTTCCGTGGCGACGGCTGGCAGTGGGACCTCTACGCCAACCCCGCAGGCGGTTCCACGGCCCCGTCCACGCCGGCCCCGCCCGCGCCCGCGCAGTCGGGCAACCCCCCGGCCGGCACGGGCGGCATCAGCCACACCATGCGGTGGGGCGAGACCATCTGGGGACTCGCCGTCGCCTACAACGCATGGCCCCTGTCCGCATGGCACGTGCCCTCCGGCGACATCAACCGCTACTACGTGGGCGACGTCGTCACCTACGGCGGCACCACCACCGCCGCGCCGTCCAACGGGGTCTCCAAGACCATCCAGTACGGAGACACGGTATGGGAGTTCGCCACCTCACACGGCTACAGCGTCGACCGCTGCACCGTCCCCTCCGGCAACATCAACGTCTACTACCCGGGCGACGTGGTGACCTGCCGCTAAACCAACCGCCGCCGTCACCCCCGACGGCGGCACCACCCCATCATCCCTTATTGATCGGAGCAAAACATGACCGACACCAAAAACACGGCCGACACCGGCGAAACACTCCCCGGCATCGACGTGAGCGACTGGCCCGAAACAGTCGACGTCACCCATGACGTGCCCGACTGGCTCATCCCCAGCCGCGTCTACGACATCCTCAAATGGCTCGGCCTCATCGTCCTGCCAGCACTCGCCCTGTTCGTGGGCACGGTCGGCCCCGCATGGGGCTGGCCCCACGTGGACACCATCGTGACCACGCTCAACGCGCTCGGCATCCTCGCCGGCGCGCTCATCGGCGTCAGCGCCATCAAGGCCAAGGCATCCAAAACCGAATAACCATAAAAACACCACCGCCCCTCCATCCGGCATAACGCTGGACGGAGGGGCGGTTTTCACGTTTTGGGAGTAGCTTTCCGAGGCTCATTTTTTGCCCACATTTTGCCCACATTATTCCGGGAAACCGAGGGAATACGAGGGAATCACCGGGAATAGAAAAAGCCGCTCAGCCCTACTCTCGCAAGGCAAAACGGCTATTTTCCACAGTCTAGCGAAGGTGCCTCCGGTGGGACTCGAACCCACAAGCCGAAGCGATCGATTTTAAGTCGACTGCGTATACCATTTCGCCACGGAGGCCAACTTTTCTATTATAAGCTATCTCCTGCCCTGAGCGTTGCTTGCGGGTTGCTGCGCTTCGTGCAGCCGTCGCGGCATAGCCGCTCCCTTCGCCTACAAACAGCCCAGCGGGCTGTTTGTAGCAGCCGGTAGCGATAGCGTCGCCGGCGTCGCATATAAAGCAAACAGCCCAGTGGGCTGTTTGCTTAACGACTCAGCCCACTGGAGGCACTTACCACTTACGCTATTGAGCCAGCAACCGGCGACCATAATCGAGCACAATGCCGTCCAGCAGCCCGTGTTCGCTGGCGACGAACGAATCGATGGCTTCACCATGATCGGCCTTGGCGGCTTCGCTGACACGCGCCAGCACACGGCTCCACACCACAG